CAACCTGATTCCTAACCTGAGCCCTAACCTGATCCCAAACCTGAGCCCTAACCTGATCCCCAACCTGATCCCTAACCTGATCCCTAACCTGATCCCCAACCTGATCCTCAACCTGATTCCAAATCTGATTCCTAACCTGATCCCAAACCTGAGCCCTAACCTGATCCCCAACCTGATCCTCAACCTGATTCCAAATCTGACGATCAACCTGATTCCTAACCTGATCCCCAACCTGAACCCCAACCTGATTCCAAACCTGATTCCCAACCTGATTCCAAACCTGACGCCAAACCTGATCCCCAACCTGATTCCAAATCTGATTCCTAACCTGATCCCCAACCTGAACCCCAATCTGATCCTCAACCTGATTCCAAACCTGAACCCCAACCTGAACCCCAATCTGACGCCTAACCTGATCCATAACCTGAACCCAAACCTGATCCTCAATCTGATCCTCAATCTGATCCTCAACCTGAGCCCTAACCTGATCCCCAACCTGATCCCCAACCTGAGTCATAACCTGATCAAAAACCTGAGTCCAAACCTGATCCTCAACCTGAGCCCTAACCTGATCCCCAACCTTATTCCAAATCTGATTCCTAACCTGATCCTCAACCTGATCCTCAATCTGATCCCTAACCTGACCCTCAACCTGATCCGCAACCTGATCCCTAATCTGATTCCAAACCTGATTCCAAACCTGAACCCCAACCTGAACCCCAACCTGAGTCTCAACCTGATCCTCAACCTGACGATCAATCTGATCCTCAATCTGATCCTCAACCTGATTCCAAACCTGATTCCCAACCTGATTCCAAACCTGACGCCAAACCTGATCCCCAACCTGATTCCAAATCTGATTCCTAACCTGATCCCTAACCTGACGATCAACCTGATGCACAACCTGATTCCTAACCTGAGCCCCAACCTGAGCCCCAACCTGATCCCCAACCTGATCCCCAACCTGATCCCCAACCTGAGTTATAATCTGATCCTCAACCTGATCCCCAACCTGATCCCTAACCTGATCCAAAACCTGAGCTAAATTAAGTTTAGATAATAAATTACAAGTATACTGCCCAGCCATTGGCGAATCGACAAATAATATTGCAGGTTTTTTCAATCCACCAAAATCATACAGCCATTCAACCCATTTTGTTGATTTTTCTCGGTCAATCCCAACCGGGTTCAATAGTCGGTCAAGCCATTCTTCTCTCACAACTGGCATTAAGTCCAGCTCCTCTTGCGTTAGCGTATCTTTCTTTTTCATTTGCTTTTCTCCTTTTCCGTGTAAGTTTTTTCGCATTTCGGGCACCAGTAAAACAACAATCCCATTTTATCGAGCTCCGGCTTTCTCTTCAGTTCCGGCCGAGTGCATAGCGAGTTTTGACAGGTCATCGGTTTTTCTCCAGTTCTTTCTGGCAGTGTGCCAAGGCCCGCCAAGCTACCGCCACCCAATCGCCCTCGATTAAATGCCGCATTAAAGCGTCGAGTTCATCACCTGATTTTGATCTGTCCCAGTGTAGTGGATGCCCTGGGTTGTGCTGGTCGTTACCTTTTTTACTGAGCCTGGCAACCTCAATTAAAGCCAGCGGAAAGTAATTAATACATCCGGAGTAAATCGGTATAGCTTTCCTCTCTTCCGAACCGCTAGGTAATATAGATTTATACTTTGATCCTTCCATAGGCTTAATGTTCTCGGCCAATTTATATGGCAATGGCTCACCGGCGTAATTTTCTAAGTCGGCTATATCTAATTCTTGTTGATTATATTGATTATATTCCATCTGTCGTTTTCTCCTTTAGCTCCCGTTTGCAGCCTTAAAAACAGCCACTACCATTATCCAGACAAATCCGATTACTCCGATTGCGGAAAGGGTGATATATATCGCGGATTTCATCTTAATGTCCTCCATGCTGCAAATACACATTGAGGGACCTGTCCATTCCCAATGGCCTTAAGTCGGTCCACCCGCTTGGCCACCCCATTAGCCACTCGACCCAGTTTGGGTTCAGTTGTCCACCATTCCCTGCTCTCATAGACTTCCTCTCCTCCTCCGAGACCAGCCCCTCCGCATGAAGCTTGTTCACCTTCTCGCAGTTTCCTGACCCGTTCGACATTCCTGTTGTCCCTGGAGTTGGCAAAAGATGTTGCCATTTTCCCTCTGCTACATCCATTAAGTTTTTCGGGCCGTTTGTGTTGGCGTTCTTGTTCGGTAAATCTGGATTGCATGTTGGAGTTGGAACAGAGTAACCAGATTCTCTCACGCTTATGAGGAGCTCCGACATCGACAGCGCCCAACACTCCCCATCTTGCATCATACCCCATTTCGGCCAGGTCTCCGAGAACGACTCCAAGCCCCCGAGAAGTAAGCATTGGTGAGTTTTCCACAAGGACTCTTGCGGGTCGTATTTCGTCAATGATACGGGCAAATTCAAACCATAATCCGGATCGAGTATCTTTTGTAATCCCTGCGCCTTTACCTGCTGATGATATATCTTGGCAAGGAAATCCACCCGAAATGATAAGGTTTTCTCTGTGTTCTCGTAATAGTTCGATATACTCTCTGCATTCGGGGTTGTCGATTCTGAAGGTGCAGACATCGTCCCATATTGGGAATTTTGGCAGGATTCTGTCTCTTTGTCGCTGCTTAAGGACTTCTCTGGGGTATTCCTCGATTTCAACAGCTCCAACGCAAGTGAAGCCGCATAAGTGCCCGCCGAGTATTCCCCCTCCTGCTCCGGCAAACAAGGCAAGCTCAAACATTGCCAACTCATACACTATAACCCCGCCTTAGCTCTAATATACTCGCTTACCGTCATTTCGGCTTTCTTCGCTTTCTGCTTGAGCCATTCGCGCTCTTGTGGCGTTAGGCGGACTTGAAGCCAGGTTGTCTTGGTTTTATTCATTTGGTTCTCCTTTATCGTTGCTTAATTATACTTCCGTAAATACACCTGTCAATACCATACGTGCAAAAATATCACACTTTCTTGATAGTAACCCACCCTAACCCCAAAATCGATAGTCATTCATAACGCTAACAATGTTTCTCCGGCTGAATTCCCGATTTACCGCAGTCACATCGTCCAGGCTTTTGACCAGTCTCCAATGTCCGTTTTCACTCCACCGGTCGCGAAAGTCTTTTTCTCCGGCGGTAAGTTTTCTTGCGGATGGCGGTTTGTTGCCGTCTTTGATTTCGCAGGCTACCGTTTGCCCGTTCTTGGTTATTATGATATCGCAGGCGTTTTTGATCTGCCATATATCCAGCACCGTCCAGCCGTACTCAATAAAAGCGTTCATTACTCGATTATGATTCGCATCCTTGCGCGCTGCTCGTTTCATGATGATTCCTCCGGCCATTTCATACTTCCACTCCCTCCTTCATAACTTCCGGCTTAATTTCTTCACTCATTTTCTTCTCCTTTATATGCTTTAAACTCCTGCAGAACGTCCTCAAACGTTTCCGCAAACGGTGTTGCCTCGAACTTCACAAACTCTAAGTAAATCGCCCTAGCTCCGGCGTAAACTGCAGCCGGCGCCGGTTTAATCCCCATACCGATTAAAAACCAATCGGGAGAGGTTGACGGTTCAGGCTCGGCAGATTCCATTGCCAAGAGTTCGATTTCGAGGTCAGTCATAAAACTCGCCAAATAATATATCAGGATTATTATAGCAAGTTACAATCAATGGAACCAATCGGAATAGGTGTGAAAAATTGCGCGAACTGTATAAGACTTTCCTAGCCTGTTTAACTGCGCGCTTAAGTCTTCTTTTTTCATAGCCATTCCAGCCGTACATATTCATCAAAATCCTCCTTCGTTCGAATCGTAAAACCTTGTTGTTCTCGCGTTGTATTTTATACTGGCCATGCCTGTCCTGCCTCCTCTGTTTTTTGCTATAAATAACCGGCAATCCTGATCATAATTACCGGTGAATTGTTCGGCTAGATCTCGATCAATCAGGATGATATAATGCGCATCCTCTTCGATCCGGCCACATTCTTTTAAGTGCTTAATCTTCGGTGATTCTGCGCCGTCTCTATTTAACTGAGCAAGGGCACACACATGAATGTCTAGGTCGTTTGCAATATCTGTCAATACTCCTGAAACTTTCATAATCTCCTCACGGTCTGCGCCTAGTTTCTGAATGTAGTCTATGAATACAACTTTAAGGCCGGTATGCTTATTTTTCAACTTCCGGATAATAGCGCGGATGTTTCCTATAGTCCGGTTAGTTGTTCGGATAATCTCAGCGTGTTGGCACTTAGCAAATTCTTTAGCAGTATCCGCAAATATCTTAAATTGTCCTGCATTCATACCTTGCGCAAAATCACTCATAGAAGCATTAGACCGCACTTGTATTACTCTTGTAGCACATTCTTTTTCCGACATCTCAACAGATATAAAAGCACATGGAATATTCGCCGTTATCATATTTGACATAATCGTTAAACCTAAAGCAGACTTACCGACAGAAGGACGGGCACCGATAACCGACATTGTTTTAGTTTGGAAACCTTGAATAATCCTGTCAACAGCATAAATACCCGTCTTAAGGTAATCTTCAGTATTACCCTCAGATAATTTTATAGCCTCATCCAGCACCTGTTTAACTGCGTCCTTTAATGTAACCCGTGATTGTACCGCAGACGCTTTGTCAATACTTTCTATCGCATTCCTGGCAATCTCTAAATACTTCTCAGCTGGGTTTAAATCATCATTGGTGCAATTGATTATATTCTGACCCAATACCTGTAAGTGCCGTTTAACTGCCTCATTATATACATCTCTGACATACTCTGTTAACTGCTCACGAAATCCGCCGTTAGTCTGAATAGTAGTATATTTCTGCAAGGGAATTCCCTGGGACTTTCCGGCTATCATTAAAGACTTTTTATCTATCGCGCCAGTCTCGCCATAAATCCGCTGCATATCTTTGAATATCTTGTTATGGTCGTAATCCATAAAGGGCGATTCGATATTACAAATTAGTTGGCAATCGTCCAGAAGTTCCGGCTCTTTCATTAAAAGGCCTAAGAGTAATTGATCTGTGTTATTGTTCAAAACGGGTGATCCTCCGAAGCTAGGTTCTCAGGCTTAAACCAAACATTATTCATTTTCAGTTTCCAATTCTTAACCGGTTTATTATTTGAGTCATGCCAATTATTTTCAGAGTAGGCATTAAAAGCCCTGATAGCCGAATCAGTTTTATAACCCTTTTCCTTGAAATAAGCCTTAACCTCTTCAAGTGTTGGCGGGGCTAATATTACGGGCCTACCTTTACCCTTACCTTTACCCTTACCTTTACCTATGGGGCTCACTGACGTATCGTTAGCCCCTAGATAGCCGTTCACTTCAACTAACCTCTGTTGATCATTTAAGTGTATAGATCTATTAAAAAAACTATTAAAACTATTAAGTAAAACAGGATCAAGCATTAAAGCCTTTTTTGCTGCTGATGCCGAATAATCTCGAACAGTTAAAGGAATCAATGAATCACTCTTGTCTCTATTAAATGATTTAGAGCAACAAGCAAGATTAATATACCTGTCACTGCCACCCTTAGACCTTGGGTGAATATGATCCACTTCATAATCATCGTTAGATTTTAATACAGCGCTAGTATATTGACAAATTCCTTTATCTCTTATCCATACCGTCTCGCGCTGAGACAAACAAACTCTAAACTCATCGTTTGAATTTTCATCAATTAAATCTTGTGCATCTATAAAAAGCACGTGCTCTTTAATGTCCCGTATGATTGCCTTATGGGCATTATTAGCTGGGTTCAATGGCAAATTCTTCTGATGGTGAATAAATTTTTTAATCCAAATAACATCATTAATAATTTCCAATTTACTACATATATTGTCAATAGATTGGTTGACTGTATCTTCAGAAAGTTTAGTCATAAAAGAAATATATTCTGGGTCATATTCGATGAAACCACCCACGCTACAATTGTCGCAAAGAAATATCCAAATTAATTTATCTGAGCTACTAAGCCCCCTAAACCATTTATCAGACCATTTCTTCTCGTCTGTAAAACGCATATTATTACCTCACTGTTTTGTTCACTGTGTTTAAAAAAGATGGGGGATAGGTAACAGTGAGAAAACCTATGTCTGAGACCTTCGGCAGGTAGCTATCCTGTAAGCCCGAAGCCCCTACCATTACCTTACCGCGCCTTTCTCATTTTTCAAGGTCTGCCCGCTCCACCTCGACCACTTCCGGAAAACTACAGTCTGTTAGTTCTTCGGTTTCGAGTTCGGTCATTATCCCTAAAACCTGCCCGACAATCGCTGCAGATCCTGTCAAGCCGACTGTGAAACATGCTGCTATATTGCTCTCTAAGATCTTTTTCAACTCCTCCCATTTATTCATTACTTACCCCCCAGGTAAATTATTATCATTATCCCCAGAATGCACACCGAAGTAACCGCAGCGGCAATATTATTCGGCTTTTCCTGCTTGCATTGCAGTTTATCTTTTAGCATTTCTATCTCCTTGTCTCTGTCTTTAATATGGTTGCCTAAGTGTCGGCATTTTTTAATCTGCTTGTCTAGTGCCCGGTTCATTTTCTTGTTGTCATCGTCAAGTGCTCTGTTGTCATCGTCAAGTGCTCTAATACGATCCTGGTACTCTGCGATCCTGTCCAGGGAGCTTCCGTACAGCATCCGGAAATTTGGCTTAAATTGACTAGTGCTCATCTTTCTTCCCCTCGTAATACTCGTTTATTGTATCTTGCAATAATTTCCGCAGCGCTGGCTCAATCTTTGACGGGTCTTCTATAAACTCCATTAAGATATCGCCACGGACGTATTCGGCCATATGGCGAGCTGATTCTGTATCGAGCTCGAAATAGCAAATGTGCGCATCCGCCGGTAGTGGTGATTTAAGGCTGAACGCTATAGAACAGGTATCCTCTTCCGGGTAAACGCGGAGTATGTCACCTGCCTGGGTTTGGTATTTATTCATGTTTTCTCCTTTGGTCGTTAATTAATGTTAAGTCCGATTTATTACACAGTCAAGCAAGTGTTTAACTTTTTTAATAATTTAACTTGCATAGAGTTTAACATGGGATTAGTTTTTATTGTAACTCAAGGAGTAAATATGAGTAAAGACAATAGAAAACACATCGCTTTGAGGCCGGAAACGGCAGAGCGGTTCAAGCTTATAGCAAAGATAAAAAAGATGACTCATGATGAGTTGATTAATTATCTTATTAATACGGAGATTTGCCATAATGAGCGATAATCTTGAGTTATGGAGCGCAGTTGAAAAAACAGACCCCGCTTATACTAAACTGGTTACTATACCATATCAGTACACTGCTATATGTCCTCATTATCAGGTAAAGAAAGCCACTAAGCGGTTTGGTTTATATGGCGAGAAATGGGGATTTAAAACCATTGAGATTGACACTGCTCTTGCACTGGTTAATGGACTGGTAATAATAAAGGGTTTATTCTTCTTTCCTGGTGGAGAGTTTGAAATAATAAACAGCACCAGTGTGTGGCGTGACGGCAAGCGGACTAAACCGGATGACCAGTTTGCCAAGAAAGCTGAAACTGATATGCTGACTAAAGCACTGTCTAAGCTCGGCTTCAATGCAGATGTATTCCTCGGAAAGTTCGACGATAACAATTATGTTAACGAACGTAAAGAGGAGGCCGCAGAAGAGAAAGCGGAGGACAAAACCAAATCAGCCACCATCGCGCTGCAATCCTGTAAAAAAATGGACGAGCTAAAAAATCGCTGGAGCAAGTTTGTAAAATTTAACCCTGAACTGGTGGATAAGTTAACGCCGGTTAAGGACGAAATGAAGGAGAAACTTAATGACGTATAGACAAAAAGACATCGACCGCCTCAACGAATGCACAACGCTATCACAGTTAGGTGCTCTGTGGTGTGAATACTACCCGGCGTATAATAATGACCGGGAAATGAAAAAGGCGTTTTGTGATAAGGAAAAGGAGTTGAAGAAGTGAATTGGCCACAAGTTATAGTGATTATTTTCTGGCTTTTAGGTTTAGTTTTTAAGGCTTCGGAGCACGGAAAACCTATAGAAGGGGAGCATAATTTTATGCTATCTTTTATGAAAGTTTTAATAAGTGCAATTGTTCTTTATTGCGGTGGTTTCTTTCAACTATGAAATCGTTTAAAATACGCGCATCTCAACTGTCAAAGATAATGACCAAACCAAAAGACTCTGGCGGGATTACAGATACTCAGCAAGAGTTTTTGAATGATATGGATGAACGCGATAAACCCATGACCGAAAAGCAGCAGGAGAAGTATGATTATCTACTGGAGAAGAAACATAAACCAGAGGGATTGAGTGAAGGTGCTAAAACTTATTGCAAAGAGTGGCTAAAGCATAAACTACTCGGTAGAGAGCCGGAGATTGCAAGTAAATATTTAGATAAAGGGATTATTGCAGAATCAGGGGCTATTCAGTTATTAAATAAACTATACCAGGAGGATTACACCAAGAACACTGAGCGGCTAAGTAATGAGTTTATGACCGGTGAATGCGATATTCACAAAAACCGTATCATCCGGGATACAAAATGCTCTTGGTCGGTTAAATCCTTTCCAATGCTAGCGGTCGATGTCTGCTATGAATACTACTGGCAGAATCAAGCATATCTCATTTTATGGGATGCGGAATATGGATGGGTTGATTACTGTCTAGTTAACACTCCTGATAGGATAATAGAGCAGGAGTCTAAAAGGATCTCATGGAGAGATAATCGTGATTATATTGAGGTATTAGAGGAGCAGGAAAAGAAACACAAGTATGATGATTTGGAAGTATGGAAGAGGGTTAAATCTTTTCCAGTTGAAAGGCATGATGTAGAAGAACGTATAAACCAAAAGGTTATTCTGTGTCGTGAACATATAGAAACGTTAATTAAGGAGAATAGAATAAATGTCTGAACTAAAGACATATTTCGGTAATGCCAAAGAGGTAAACTTTCAGGATGGCGGAAGCCTTATCCGGATATCATTCAACCGCGATGACCTACAGCGGATGATGGGACTGCTTAACGAAGCCGGATATATAAATCTGAAATGTCAGAAGCGATTAACTCCGTCACAGTACGGCCATACTCATTCTGTAGTTTTGGATACGTGGAAGCCATCTGGTAGCGCTCAGCCAGCGCAGCAGACACCGAGCTTTGAACCACAGCCGCAGCAAGGCGGAACGGTGGACGCTGGAGATATACCATTCATGAGAATCACAGACGAACTAACATATTAAAGGAGAAAAAAAATGAGTAAACCAAAGACAATGATGATTGATGAAGTGAAATACATCAGAGAAGATACAGCCAATCCCGCGCCTCAACCTGAAGGTGATTATGTAATCGTGCGTTGCAGAAATGCCGGAGTACATGCCGGTTATTTAAAGTCGCGTAAAAATGGAGTGGTAACTCTTGAAAATTCGCGCAGGCTGTGGAGATGGTGGAGTAAATTTACTCTTTCCGGCCTTGCGACTTGTGGTGTATTGGAGAGTAGGAAGGCGGAAGTTCGCTTTGCTTGTGTACTTGCTAAGCTCGACTTGACCGAGGTTGATGTGTGTGAGGTTATATACTGCACAAAAGAAGCTCGGGAGAGTATAGAGTCTATTAGAGAGTATGAAAATGGCTGATCCATATTTTGATGATGAGTTAGAGACTGGCGACGGCTGTGGCGACGGCAAAGCCGCTGGCAAAGGCAACGGCTACGGCGACGGCTACGGCTACGGCAACGGCGACGGCGGCGGCTGCAGCTACGGCAGCGGCAACGGCTACGGCTACGGCGACGGCGACGGCTGCGGCTACGGCGGCTACGGCTACGGCGACGGCGACGGCGACGGCAACGGCGACGGCTACGGCGACGGCGACGGCAACAGCTGCGGCTACGGCTACGACAACGGCGACGGCTACGGCTAACTAGGGAAGGGGAATATCAAGCTGCCCGTCTGCGGACTGGGTGGCTTGATTATCTTTTAAATCTGACCCGGTTATTTCTGCTGAATTATCTTCCCCGATCTGGTAAGAGTTTTTTTCAACACATACAATCGTTAAAGAGCATGAACAAAAGAATAATACCGCACACAAAAGAATAATTTTCTTAATCATGGCAAGCGCTCCAGTATTTTATCGAGCTTGTCACCCTGTTTCATTTGCTCATCCTTAAGGTGTTTTAATTCATTTTGTATAACAGCATTGTTTTGCCTTTCTTGCTGTAATTGCTTCTCAAGCATTTCAATACTTTTATCTTGTTTTGTGTTCGTGGTCTCTGAACTTTCTACATCATACTGAATCTTAAAACCAACGCCAAGTATTAAAACAACACTAATGACCAGGGTAACCCAGTGGTTTATCTTTTCCGGTGCCTTACCCATAATTATTCCTCTGTAAAAGTTGGTGATTTTTTTCTAAAGCTCATCCATCCACCGGCACGAACTCCACGATATAACATTCTTGCTTTTATAAAGCCAACACCGTCAGCTCTAAGCATATGATAAAATAGTTGGTCGACTTCCTTTCGGGTCATTGAATAACCCCAGTCATACTCCCCTTTGATTTTATAAAGCCAGTCATGAACGACCGCCGCAGCTTGATACTTATTTGTCAGAGGATGCCCATAGAGCCTCCAAAGTACGCGGGGAATTGAAGCACCGTCCCAGCAAAAGCCATCCGGCACAAATAAACGCAAGCCCCTGAATATCTCGATATATGAGATAATAAGAACCTGGAAAGCCTTTGAGTCTTTCTTGCGCTTAAATACCGGACTATTAAGCATTACAACGCCTTTAGATTACTGTTTGAATAATCGCCGTTTCCTATTGCGTCAATATCAGCATCAAGCGCATCCGCCACTGAGTTAAGATAAAACAATAAGGCCTCTTTGATTGTGTCAGTCTGCTGCTTGGTCTTAACCGCAGTTTTGCCGCCCTTTAATTTCATGCGGACTGATCCACCGGCCCGCCGCTGAAAATCAAATTCAAACGTGTCAGTGAGGTCATATTCATTACCGCCTACCATAATAACCCTCTTAGTTTTCAATTCTCTATATAGCCTTTCAGCCTCTTGGGTTGCTTTCTTAACGCTGTTTTCAAGCTTTTCCACTTCTAACTCGGCCTGATTAAAAAAGCGCCATTTAGTGACGTTCTGGCTTTCTGTTACTTTTGGAGTAATAACGTTTCCGTCATCGTCATAGGTTGCCGACTCAATAACGACATCTTCCATAACTTCAAAAGTTACATACCGTTTAGGGACGCCTGCAAGATTGAACAATTCTTGTGCATTGTATTTGCTGTAATTGGCTGAGAGAATCTCTATACCTTGAACCTCACCGCCTAGCATTATTTTTCTAATCATAAGTTATACCTCTTAGCTAAATAGTGTTCTAAATTAATTAAATCGATACCTGAGACACGTGAGGAAGTAACAATAACTTCCGCAATTTGGCCCTCGAAATATTCTGCAGTTCCACCGATGTTATTAGAGCCGATGTAAAAGTCCCAAGTTCCAGTATTAAGGGTTTTAGCGCCTGAAGCCTTGGCAACTCCGTCAGCCCTTAAATATGCGTTAGTTCCGTCATAGGTTGCCACCACATACTTCCAAGCATTATCGGGAGAGTCACCGCTGTCGAGGTCATCACCATAACCAGCTAAATAAGGGTCAGCGCTTGGCCCTGAGTTCCTGGCTTGAACTGCAAACCATGTTGAGTTTGTTGTCCCTGATCCCGTACCGGCTGCACAGTCTATATAACTTCCGGTATTAGTATTTTTATAAACAGCAATAACCGAACGAGCCGAAGCACCGGAAAATAAAGTCGAACATGATAAATATTGATTAGTTCCGTTCAACTCTAAAGCGTCATGACCATTAATTGCACTGCTTGTAATTGTGACAGAATTATTATTGGTTAATGATACTGCATTGGCAGACAAATCAATTATCCCGTCATCAGCCCTTAGCCACAATTTAAGGTCTGTCCCTAATGCGTCCGGTGTCCATTTATTAGGGTCAAGCCGTGAGACTTTCAAGGTTCCGGTTATCCCATCTGTAGAGGATGCAAATATTTTTATACTGGTGATTTCATCGGCGGTATTATCCCAAGCTTGAGATATATGTTCCACCGCATTATCATCATAACCCATACGAGTTACAGCTGGTCTTGATCTTCCGGTGTTAGGCAAATACATATAGGTTTCGAAATAGCTCATATTAGCATTTTGAAGTTTACAGAGCGTTAAATAAGTCCGAGTATTGGCTGCGGCTGAACTAGTCGCGCTATCTGCTTTTAAGTCCTGCTCCTCATAATTTGAGCCCGTATCTGCGTTGAACTGAGCCCGCAATTCTATATCGCCAGTAGTGTTTTTTATAAGCCCTTCAATTTTTATAAGGCCGTAAGAGTTGCCTGTTATGCTTATGGTATCGCCCGCTGAATAATCAGTGCTTGATAAATCTTTACTATGAAATAGCTCATAAGGTAACAAATCAGATATTGAATCAGGGTTTGAGCGCCGGTATAGACGAGCCTCGCCAGTCACCGAGCTTGCGGTTGATGTGTCAATCTTAATACTAGTTAACTCATCGGCGGTATTTTTCCACCATGCCACTTCTTCAGCCGTCTCAATCCCAGACGCATCATTATTAGTAAACTTACTTAAAATCGTCCTATCCTCTCCTGACTCAGCGTTTATAACAGCGCTATAGAATATTTGGTCAGCCATTGCAGAGGTATAAGAAAGATTAACTTCGTTTGAGGTTAGATTAGTTGAGAAGTCTGTTCCGGTGTTTGTCCTGTGAAATTGTTCCTCATAATTAGCCCCAGTGTCATTATTTAGAAACAGTCTATATAGTTCTGTTGCTGTTGCCTCCAAATCTAACTCAAGTTTGTATTGAATATCTGTATCACCAGAAAGGCCTGTAAAATCAATGGGGCTGGCGTTAATGTCTGTAGAGCTTAGAGATTGTTTTTCAATTAACTGCCACTTACTTTGTGAGGCATCTCTTGGAATTGCCCAAATCATTATATGAGCATCATATGTATCAGCGTCATCGCTACCGATTGTTATTGAGGTGATTTCGTCGGCTGTATTCTGCCACCAACCATAATTTAATTTTGACACCAAATTCGTGTCAGCCCCACACTCCCATGAGGATACAGACCTCTCATCTCCAGAAGGACCGGTTATATCAATCATAGTCATAAAACCGGTGGAGGTGGTGAATGTGTTTCCCGGTCCCTCCATAATATTGATTGAGCTATCTGAGTTACCGGCGGCGGCAGTGGCGGATATACCGGCACCTTTTAGTTCGTAATTTCGGTAATTAGTTGCGGTGTCAGAATTGCATTGTAAATACCACTGACAGGCTGTTACATCATCGAGGCCAAGACCCGTAAATAGAAATACTCTATAATCATATAAGTCACCCTCTAGACTTGAAATGGTCAAAGGGGATGCGTTAAAATCACGGCTTGCGAACTTCTTATTGTATATTCTTCTAGCCCTCATTTTATCCCCCAGCGATTACATCAGCATTGGTTGAAGTATCCCCACAGATTACCAGAATTCCATCACCTTTAGAGATGACAATTTCAGTTACATTATCATTAAAGGTCATAGTCCCTGTATTTGACACCTCAATTTTAAGCAGATATGCACTCTCATTTTTAAACTGTATAGCCTCGGAAGCGTCAGAGAATAATGATACATCAAGAGTAAATGTACTATCTGCAGATGCGCCCGAAGTTAGAGTGATCCGTTTTTTAGTTCCAGCGTCTATGTCACCTGCTACTATAGTGTAATTGCCAGTCTTGTCATCGTTATCACTTGTAAGTAGGCCACCACCTGCACCGCCACCACCTGGGGCGGTTGCTGCCACCTGATAAGATATACACCGCCAATCTCCAGTAGCGTACTCATACATAAACGCTATATCACCGGCCGCTGTTGTAATATTGGCCGCACCTGGAAGTATTAAATCAGTTGCATGATGAGTAAAGGTCAATATCCCATCAAAGTGGAGAATGGCAACAGTGCCCACCGCAACCGTGTTAATGCTGGTTATTGCCGTGGTCCCTGTAATATCAAACTCATTGCCGTCTGTGCCAAGGGCAAGCGCCGTAGCACTCACTACATCTGCGCCCTTGCTCCATTGCATCATATTAGAATTCATGGAGATGTCACCGCCTGCTTGTGGTGTGGTATCGTCAACTAAATTCTGCATCGCTGTGGCAGCTAATCCGCCCTCGGCTTCAGTTGCAAAAGATCCAGTACCGGGAGTTAAATCAATATCTTGGTCGGGTATTGTAAGGACGCGAGTGGTCGCTGTGGTAATCGCACCAACGTCAACCCTTAAAAGCTTTGTGGCATCTGCGGTATCTTTTACTAATGGGTTTGCGTCATCAAATGGCGATCCATCCTCAGTAGCCCATGAAGATCCATCGTATCTCCTTTGAACGTCAGAATCTTTATCAAAAAGAAAATCACCCTCTTGTGGTGCTGTAGCAACCCAAGCAGCCCCATTATAAATAACAAGGTTATTACTCAAGTCTGTGGGGGTGAGCCATGCGCCGGTTGGTGATGTATCGACTAAATAAGCATCATTTGTAGCAGGTGACCCAGGAGGGGTATTTAAAGTGTCTATTACAACCCCAAGATTGTTTTTTCTAACTACATTTGCATTTGGTGCACTTCCACCAGTTCCGCCATGTTGAGTATCATAAACATTTACACCCTCATAAAATTCTAGGTAAGTATCAGCATCCTCTAAAATGACATAAAACTTAGCATTCCCTGCCGCTGTTCTACCATAAGCGCCTAAGTCGTTAGGGATTTGATCTTTAGCGACTGTGAAGGTTACTGTATCAGTAGTACTAACCGATGCCGATAAAACGCCAGAGCCTAAGTTTACCGGGTCATAATCGGGGTCTTGATTTGCGGTCACATAGAGGGTGGCTGTGGCTCCAGATATATCATAATCAGTTCCACTGGAATCTTCAAAATTAAGGGCAAGAATCAAGGACTGTAAGGACTGTAAGCCGCTACCAGTACCAGAGCCGGATGCCGCAAGAGACTGAGTTGGATTAGGAAAAGCGCTGAAACGGTATGAACTTTGAACACCTCCGACCGTCACTGTGTCTGTATATGTTGGATCAATCATTTAATTACCTCTTAATTTTATAATAACGTTCAAATCGTTCATTTCAATTACGGCGTATACCATTCCCACGCCGTTCCATCACTTTGATTGGGTTTTACATAATATCCGTTTGTATTTGTAGTCCCGCCTTTTCCGCCAACGCTTAACGGCTGTTTATATAATCCTAAAACCCGAAAATAGTGCTCGCCCCTAGCGACTGGATCGGTTAAAACTGCCGAATTATCAAAATCTGGACTGTCTATTTCTATATAATGCCAGTCGCTGACATCTGGCGTTATTGTGTCTAGATGGACATTGCCTTCAACTGCGCCGGTGGAAAAGTCATCGTAATCGCCGTTATTGCTTCCAGTTCCTTGCTCATAATGGTAATTAAACTGAACTGGCGCCGTGTATGTGTTCGGGCTTGTTGCTCTTTTGTGGTCGGCCAATTTAAACCGAAAACGAGCTATATATAAATCACATTCAATTACAACCTCGTCATCTGGCCCCGCACCTAAAACACCTCTACCCGCCGTTTCATCTATCGATACATAGGCTGAGTGCGGTTTTAATGTTCCAAAGGCAAGTCCCGCCAAATTGTTTTGATTTGCCGTCCATTCGTCATTGGTGATTAAATCATTCATTAACCCTATTGCATAATCTCTCACGTCCTGAGTATTTGACCACGGTGCAGACTCATTTAAATCGTTTGTACTGTAAATATCCGTTTGAGCCGTTGCTGGGTCAGTTACGTGCGCCGTTGCTGAAAGAAAAGTACCGGCTGAAACATTATAAGTATAAAAAACTTCAACTCTTAAATATTGAATCTGCAAATCTGTAATCCACGCATAATCTGCGCCACCGGTTTCGGTTAAAAATGGCCGCCAGTAAAACTCTGGATAATCCAAAACCTGAAACCATTGCTTTACATGTGTCATTTTCGCGAGCTTTTCCGTATTGCTTAACGGTATGCCAGAAGAGTAACTAAAAATATCTTGTAGTAAATTGGCCAATGTTAAAACAGACGGCAAAGTCGTGTCGGTTCCTGAACTATTAACCTCGTCAGTTTTTACGCAATTTTCAGGATATATAGCGTTTAATATTCTTGTTCGAGTGTTTGGTGAACTGTCGATATTGCCGTATAAATCGCCTGAAGTTATCGGCCATGTATTATCTGCGTTAAAACTGGAGTCGTGCTCTACTTCTGTGAACGCTTGGCGCTCTGCGCAAACGGCGGCTTCTTCGTCAAGTATAGTAAATAATGGGCGATTTGTTACGTCCGTCCAGTCGGCATATGCCCAAAAATCTAACCACTTTGAAGCCATTTATTCACCCGTAAAAATAGTTATAGCCGACAGGGCAATAAACGTCATTCACTGCGTCATAATAACAGTCTAAGATTGTATTAACCGGAAACTCCCCGTCACTATGCCTGAGCGCCTTCACTGTAATATTGGTGCCTGTTATCTCACCCTGATCTGTGTCGTTGTTAATTATCCGGCCCGTGTAAGTGCTGTCGTTAGTCACTACAGTAATCTTAACCGTGGATATTGAACCGCCACCGCCACGAGCAGCAATATATAACGGGTTCCCATCAGTATCCCTAGATGGAAAAGCCCTTACTATATCACCCGCACTGCCGCCACCCTCAACCAATACCGGCAAGTCAATATCAGTTCCTCGTCCATCTGCAATATCATCCCAAACATTGGTATTTGTATTATATTGAGCCTCTTCAGAATTCCAGAGGTCATTATTACCGGCTATCTCTGTTGTAAGCTTTAACATGATATACATTGCTCCAGACCGAGGTTTACTGGAGAAGGCCGCTGGCGCCATATCTTTAACAGCCTGGATGGTTGTAATTAAATCCCTGGCGGTGCTATCCTTTAATATCTTACCCATAGTTAAACCTGAGAGCTAGGATACTGTAAAGGTAAACCAAAGGCCGAGAAGTCAACCAAGTCATTTACGGTGAATTGCAGATAGTCAACGGCCGCTGTAAGTTCAGGAGTTCCATCAGACTTAAGCTTTTGCGGAGTAACACACGGCTCCCCCTTAATATATCTACGTGCTTTTGTAGTTAGGTCGTTTGCTGTCCTTAACGCATTGTAACCGGCGTTTAATACCTCTTGTCTAAATCCTATTTTGTCACCCGTTTCCTTACTTAGAGCAAAGTTCCACTTTACTTCGTAGGTGTTAAGACTGAAAAAATTCCCATACTGATCATATTGTGGTACCGGAGTGTAATTGCTTAATTGTGCGCAATATTTAGGGATAGTTAATCCGATCATCTGAAAACTCGCATTATTAATACTACCAACGGAAAAACACCGGTTCATATTTGCTGAGGTCTCTCTCATGGTAACACGCCAACCGATATTGGGCACAACTTCTATAAATGGCGGGTCAAATGGATCACCTGCGCTATTCTCAATTGCGACACCGGATTCTTTATCGACCGTTACAACACGCTGATAAGACCAATTAAAAGGCACTACCTCCGTTCTATAACTTGACGTGTCCGTAGAAGCCTTTGACGCCGTTGCGCCCTCTATTGAATAAGTGGCAGAGATAGCCCATTCATGACCGCCGTGAATAGTTTTAGACTGTAAGCTTCCTTCCTCTATTGCCAGCCATGGCATGATTCTATGAGGCATTCCAGGATAAAAACCCGCCTGAGCTATAGCGTCTAAGCCTGACGCCGGAGGAGTGTCAAAAACAACTACAGCAACCTCTGATTGAACTTGAATGGTATTACCGAGCTCTGCCTCTAACTCATCTTGTGGATAATCAATAGATATTATAGCCATTACACAGACTCCAGTTTTACCAAGTGCTTCTTCATGGCGTTAAGGTGTTGCTCTGATTTCTTCGCCGTGTTATCCTGACCTATTAAAATCTTATATTCTTCAATACTTCCGGCCATGGCTCGCTGGGCAAATCTTCTCGGGTCTTGCATAGCAATCTTCTTCTTTAGAAACTCCATCTCTGCCCTGCGTCTTTTGTTGGCTGCTTCGGCTTGCTCTCTCTCAATACCTTTCTGCGCCTTATCAATATCGTCAAGCATGGATAGGTCGGCCTTTGCGCCCTTATTCATTTCATCGCCAAAGAGTCGAGCCATTGCCTGAGCCTCCTTAACTATCTCGCCTTTTTCAACCCCACCCTTTAAAGCCTTTTCAATCGCGGGCTGTAGGGCTTCGTATTCTTTAGCAGTTAAGCGGGCTTCCTTTCTTATATCTTCGGAAATCTGCTTATATTGCAAGCCAACACCAAGCTCAGAGAAGGACTTGAGGCCTTTAAGGTTTTTCTCTTCTTTTAGTAATTGTTTGGCTGCCTTTACCTCCGCCTCACGTTCCTCTTTGGTCATGAGATTTAAGCGCATCCGTTCACGTTGCTTCTCAGTCATCTTAGCTTCAATCTCAGCTCGTGTTGCTGCTTTTCCGAAATAATCGTCCGCACCCGGTGCGAACTCGCCAATACCTAGCAATCTGTTTCTCTGAGCAAAAGCCTCTTCGACACCCTCGTTAAATTGATTAAGCCCTTTAGTTACCAACGGGAAGAAATCGGCTGCAACTTTACCCATTCCCTTTAATGACCCTTCCCAAGCATTTTTCATGCGGTTGGTGTTTGCAGTGATACTATCCGCAGCCTCCGTTGCCGCCCCGGCAAATTCCTTTCTAAGTTGCTCGGCAAACCTTGGAATAAACTCATCTGAGGTTAATTTTCCTTGTTCCATAAACTTGTCGAGTTCTATGGTGGTCATATTCATAGCTCGGGCTGCTATCTGAAATGCCCCAGGTATCCTCTCGCCTAATTGACCCCTAAGCTCATCAGCCTGGACCTTACCTTTAGATATAATTTGACTGATTGCCAGGAATGCGCCACTGGTCTCGTCTGTTGAAAGCCCTAATGCTGTGGAGGCTTCTGAAACGCCCTTAAAAACCTCCTCAACGCCTTTACCCTCTATTATTGTGCCCTTGGCCGCCGCAGATAACTTAGCGTATTCAAAAGAAGCGCTTCTTATACTTAAGCCCAATTTATCAGACAAGTCAGTAACAAATTGCATTTGACTCGTTGCCTCATCTCCGAAGACAGTATTCATTGCCTTATCAACTCTATCGTATGCGGTGGCAACCGCTATGGATTCCGAGACCAGCCTTGTCAGGCTTACAGCAAATACGCCGGCAGCAACCGAGGCCATTGAAAAGCCCTTCGATACCCGCTTAAGTCCCTTAGTGCCTTTCTTATCGAGTTTTTGCAAGCTTTGGGCAGAGTCTTTGATTTTATTCTCAAAGCCCTTAACATTAATTTGCATCTCCCATGATAATAGGCCGACTCTATCGTTTTTTGTTGCCATTTACTAAAGCTCCAAGAGTTGCTTTTAAAAGTTTCGTTGCCTTCTCTGCTTTTTCTGATTGGGTGTCTGTTCTATATTTGATCATCCAATCTGAAGGCTTTGTCTTTTTTGTTTTTGAGTTTCTGTTAATTTCCCATATTGCAAAACATACATTGGCGAGCATTGCGGTGATCTGCTCATGTAGCGGAGGGCATTCAGTAAAATACAGTAAATAATCTTGAAACTCATCATTATCAATTCTACATTTTGCCTCTTTTACTGTGCAGCCTATTTCTCTCGCTATATGATGCCAGATTAAGTCCGAATCGGTTAATCTAGTTTTTTTTTAGGTCTATTAAAATCAATAGCCTCGATATAGATTGAAGTTATTAAGTCATTATCCATGGCCTTTAACTCTTCAACACTATAATTACAAAGTTTACCATCTTTCTTGCAGAGGGAGCGGCGCAGAGTTTCAATAGGTCTCTCTACGCCCTCAATCTCTTCACACTCGTCAGCGTCTGCCGTTGACATCTTTTTTAAATAGACCTCACCCTCTTCAAACTTAATTGTTTTTATTGGGCTTGTATATTTTCTTAAATCTAACATTGCACCATACCCCAGATTAAGATTCTACAACTTCCGTAATCTCACCATCCAGACGGATTGTAAAAGTCTGTGTGATACCATCGGCCTGATCCTGCTCACCCTCAAGTGGTCCAGCATTCAATACATAACCGTCGAATGTGTAACTATTTTGAGCTGTTGATGCGCTATCCTGCTTTGGCAGTGTCAAGACAAACTCACCAGTGTCATTATCCGCTACTGCATTAGTTTTAGAATCATAACGGGTTGTAAATTCAAAAATCTGGCCAACCTGTTTAGATGATCTCTTGAATAGTTCGCGAGTATCGGCCAAGCCGTCAACTCTAAACTCCTTGTACTCGTTACCAGGAATTGAGAACCCGATAATTACACCCACGGAGGAGGCATCAAGTGTTAGTGTGCTTCCCTCGGGGATTATGCCAATTGATGTTGCTGACATTTATTTTACCTCTTTTTTATTACTTACTATAAACAACTTCGTAGATTATCCGGTTAGCTAAAATTGTGCGGTTCCGGTCAATCTGAAACTCTTCTTCAATACTGTTTGAAATCCGGGAGCGCCTAACAAAGTGATCGCCCACGGTTGTAACTCTTAAACCTTCCAAATAAGTCTCAACGGCATCAAACAATTCATCCAATGATGTTCTGATTTTATTGCGTTCCGCCAACTTTCTGGACTCACTTCTATTTTTTAAACTCTTAACATGCACCTCATGAAATAATGATATCTGCATTGTGCTTGTTACCAAACAGCTAAACTCGCTGAGATTGTCTTCCTTTTCTCGTGTAACCTGTTCGACAGTAATGCGCGGAAACTGCCGGGAGTTTGCGGCGGTGTTTTTCATATCCTCAAAAATGAAGATTATAGGGTATACCCTCTTTCCAACATGGTCAGATATAGACTCTTCAGCCAACATACCATCAATTAAATCCGCTCTAAAACTTGCCATTATCTCACCGGGAGTTTATTTTTTTTACCCACCAATTTAAAACTGTCGGCAATCTCTTTCTTAGCCTGGATATCTATTCTATTTGCAACGCTATTAAACTGCTGGTCAGCAAATCCTGCATTTTCACCATCGCCAGCATTAACGTCATCTATATAATCATTATCCCACTGCATTCTGATAGTAGTATTTTTAGCGTCCCGTTTCTCTACAACTTCAAGACTAGCAGCGGCCTCCCCTGAAACTTTTGGGGTTGCATTAGCGAAAATAGGCAAATATGCCTGCGCTAAATTCTTGAGACGTGCTGCTGTGATGATCTCCTTATCCGGCTGGACCATCTTCTTAAGCCTTCGAGCCTGCGTTGATATATTGGACTTAACCACTAAAAGCCCCTCATTTGTGACCGCTTAAACAATGTGCTATTACTTGTGCTGTTTTCATCCGCTGAATTATATGAATAAACTATCGCATCCCCTAATGGGTCTTGTGACTCACCAGGGAGGAAATCAATACCATCCGCTATCCTGTCCAGTTTGTCGGACACTTCCCGGTAACGATCAACTACGACCGGCGGCACCTCAGCATCATCAAAACGGCGGTATGCCTTATATTTAATTAAATCCTCAGCATAACCCTTAAGTAAAGCCAGTGCGCCGGTGCCTGTGATAGCCTCAGCAACACTGTTGTAAGCTTTTAAAATGGCAGCATCAATTTGCGCTGATACATAATCAATATCTTCTTGAAGAGTTGTATCATTAGGTGTGTCCGGTGATGTAAAATCATCATAGGCGGATGCATAGAGATCAATCCCTAAAATCTGCTTCGATTGCGCTAATGTAATATATGCCATCTATAAACCTTTACTTTTTCTTACTTATTCTCTCAACCACGGCATCAGCAATATCTGAATGCTTGGCCGCTTCTTTATCAGCCTTGGCTTTCGCATTAGCTGCTTTCATTTTCAACTGCTCTTTCTTTTCTTTGGCGCGTCTTTCAACATGTGCTTTTGCAACTTCAGCCGCTTCTTTCTCGGCCGCTTCTTCAGCCTTGGCTTTAGCTTCAGCCTTCTTCTTAAGTTCCTTAGCAATGTGCTTTTCCTTTTCGCGCTTAATCTTCGCTTGCTCTTTGAGCTCTGCTTCAGAAACCCGACCAAGACGGCTTACTCGTCTCTGATTCGGCGCCAAAAAGATACTTATTTGAAGATAGTCTTTCATGTCAAGCTTAAGACCTCTATAGCATGCTTTTGCCTCAGCAATGTTTTCACCGTTATACATGGTGAGCCAACCCTCTTTGGGGTCTTTGGCTGTAACAACTGCGTTTCTCATTTTTATAATCCTTTTTAAGCCATTAGACGGTTTGAAGCGATCTCCCCGCCTATGGTGCAATTAATTAAGCAGATACAAGTCTAACAAGTGAACCAGATCTAACAACGGCAGTCCCATAAAGGATTACTGCATTGAGATACCAGCGGCCAGTTGGACGGCTATAGTGTCTACGGAGCTGGATGCCAATTCCTGTCTTAGGATCAATAGAAGTGGCAACTTCAACACCACCATCACTTGAACCAGTGAAGGCTGGAGTGCCAAGGCCAACGCCCATTGCGGAACCATCAGTAATAAAACCAACCAGATTCTCAGTAGAGGCAGTACCAGAGATATTCTTAATAACAGTTGAACCCATGCTGTTAAATCCGCCTATGATATCAAAGCGGTTAGCAGATAGACCCGGATCAACATTGGCTGCTTTGTTAGCGACAAGGATACCATCTTTCTTAAGGTTGGCCATGTAGGTATTAGCTACAACCATGTAGCGATTCATGCCAAATTCAGCATCATCAGCAACGACTTCAAGGTCAACAACAGCATCCCAGTCGAAAGTTGATGCAGCGCCAACAACTTCCTCTGTTTCTGTATAGGAAGCGGCAATCAGTGTATCGTAATTAGCAAGCAGCATCTGATAAGCACAAGAGTGACCAAGGCCCGTAAGCTTTTTACTGATATCAATTTTACTGAAATCGTCTTCTTCAACGAAAGCAGTCTTCTTAATTTTTTGATCTAGGGTGATGTCCACACCAGTGGTGACGTCATCATCTGAAGTCTCATAGTTATTGGAGGAAACGTTCCAGGCTGCAGCATCCTTGGTATAAGATTCTACAAGTACTTTTACGCTATCATTAAGGTTAACGTTTGAGCGAACGCCGAAAGCAAAAGCGGACATTTCGTCAAGTTTGATCATTAGAGCACCAAGGCAGATGTCCGCCAAGATGTTAATGTCTAGGTTTGCAGTAGTTGAGGCCATTTTTATGACTCCTTAGCTTGTTTGATTATTTCTTCTCTGTTTTCATTGAAAAAAGCCACACGGTCCGCGCCTTGCAGGGTCTGATACTCTTCATACATAGAATTTGTAACTTCGCCCTCAGGCTCGCCCGCATTTCCACGCTTAGTAGCATTTTTACCCAACTCAGCAACGAAGCTGACTACTTCATCTAGTGGTTTTTTAGATAGTTTAATGGCATCGGCCAGGAGGATTTTATTATCCTGCATCGCCTGGAAAAGTAATGTGTTTTTATCCTGCTGCTCCGCATCTTCTGCCTTTTCCTCGGCAAGTGACAATGCCTCAGCCTCGAGTCTATCAGACTCGGCAGACTTAAGTAAATCAAGCTCTACTCTAAGTGCGTCATACTCTTCTTTAGAAACAGTTTCTGCTTCTTCAGTAGGATTTTCATTCTTGAGCCATGCTGTAAATCTAGCAAACAAGCCCTGTTCTTTTTCGCTGATTTCCTCAGCCTGTTTATCGTCAGCCATGTTTATAGGCTCCTCTTTTTTGT